TAAGCGACTACAACAAGCAGCATCATGAGCTTCGGTTTCATAACGGCAGCTTAATTAAAGGGATTCCGGCGTCCGAGCCTGAACGCTTCCGGGGGCCGCAGTTCCACGGAGCCTGGTGCGACGAGCTGGCAGCCTGGGACTACCTGCAGGAGGCCTGGGATCAGATCATGTTCGGCGTCCGACTTGGAACCCGCACCCGCGTCATCTGCACCACGACGCCTAAGCCTAAGGACTTGATCGTCGAGCTGATCGGGCGGGAGGGCGACGATGTTGTCCTAACGACTGCCACCACTTACGCCAACCTAGACAACCTGTCCGAAAACTTCCGCAAGCAGATCCTGCAGTATGAGGGCACGACCCTCGGCAGGCAGGAGATCTACGCAGAGATCATCGACCCGGAGGAGGCCGGCATCGTCAAGCGCGACATGTTCAAGCTCTGGCCGGACAAGAAGCCCTTCCCTAAGTTCGAGTATATTATCCAGTCCTACGACGTGGCGACGTCAGAGAAGAGCCAGAACGATCCGACCGCGTGCATTACTTTTGGCGTGTTCAAGCCACTAGACAGTCCGATGTCCGTCATGGTGATCGACTGCTGGCAGGACAGGCTGCAGTATCCCGACCTGCGACCGAAGGTGATCGAGGAGTATGAGACCGTCTTCGGCGAGGGCAAGGATCGCAAGCGTGTTGACCTGCTCCTGATCGAGGACAAGAGCGCCGGCATCAGTTTGATCCAAGACCTGCAGCGTGCGCACCTGCCTGTCCGCGCCTATAATCCAGGACGAGCCGACAAGGTGCAGCGCCTGAACATTGTGTCCAACATCATCGCTCGCGGGCGGGTGTGGATCCCCGAGAGTCAGAACCGAAAGGGTTACGTTAGGGATTGGGCAGAGGGCTTTGTGTCGCAGATCTGCAGCTTCCCATCAACGACCCACGACGACTTTGTGGACGCCTGCACCCAGGCCTTGCGATACCTGCGCGACGCCGGCTGGCTGGAGATCGACCCGCCGCCTGAAGAACTGTGGGACGACGAGGACTTCGCTGATACTGGCCGCCAGAAGCGGGTGAACCCTTATGCAGTTTGACATCACAGTAGGCGAGGCGATCAAGGTAAGCGCGACCGGCGACAAGATCGAGGTGGTGCTCGGTTACGGCGCCGATGTGTGGCTCTCGGACGAGGACAACATCAACCGCCTGCACGATGGGCTAGACGACTGGATCAACTCATACCTCGATAGACTTGACCCGGAGCTCGGGGTATGATTCGGGCACGCGAAAGGATAGATTATGGAACTTAAAAAGCTCAAGCCAATGGAAGTGCCCGAGATTAAGCCTATCAACGTGCCGAAGCGGCAAAGCCTGCAGGAGTGGCACTTTGCTAACGGCAGCGTTCCTGAGCGCTATAAGAACAACCCGCACGCCTGGCACAAGAAGGTGCAGCGACTGGCCGAGGGCGGTTCCGTATACAACACGCAGCCTGACATGAACGACGGCGGCCGGATCATCCCTGAGCAACACATGGGAAAGGGTGGTGCAGCCAAGGCCAAGCCATTCAAGGCCAGCGACCTAGCCGAACCCTTCACGGAAGGGCTGTTCCCAATGATCTACGGTGGCGCCAAAGGAACGGTTGCCGGGCTTGCAGGATTGCCAGGCGAGCTAGAGGCATTGGCACGCGCCGGCTACAACTACGGATCCAGGCTGTCACCTCAGGCGCCGTTAAGCAAAGAGACTTTCTTCCCGACGATAGAGGAAGTGTCCAGGGCATTGCCCAGCACCGGCCGCAAGATAGAAGAGCCATACACCAAGCTCGGCGAGAACATGCTTGCTGGCTTAGTCAACCCGGCCGCTGCCTATCGCACTGGCGTCAAGGGCGCACAAGCGCTGGCCCCCAAGCTTGGTCAGGCAGCCGACCGCTACATGACCGAAATGGGCATGATGCCTGGCGTCGCACCCAAAGGCATGCCAGCACCGAAGGGCGAGAAGCCAATCGTAGTCCGCACGCCGGAAGAGCAGTCAATCATTGACAAGTTTGGCCAGAAGCAAAAGCAGGAGGCCGAGAGAACCAAGAAGGTTGAGAAGGCCACAAAGCTTGCTGAAGAGTCGGCAGGCAAGTCGCCGGAGTCCCAGTTACCGAAAGAGAAGATAGCAAAGGCTAAAGGCCCGCGCAGTAAAGTTCAGCCTGACATCTATCGTCAGATGGAAGAAGCTCAGGGCGCAGAGGCAGTCCTTAAGGCCGCACGCGCAGGCGAGCACCTTAAGCCAACGACCGAAGGTTACACAGGCGCCCCTAGAACTGTGACCAGCCCGCAAGGCCTTGGTGCAATGCGTCGCGGTATTGACCAGGACTTCATCGACTCGGTTGAGGCGGTAAGGTATGCCGATCCTGACCGCATGGGCACATGGTATGACCGAGCCAAGCAAGGCATGGAAATGAGCACAGAGCCTCACCAATTGCCCAGGACGCTAGAGCAGCACGCCGTCTATAGCGCAGGCGTATCTCCAGAGAACGAGCTGGCGTTTGCCTTGAAGCACGGAACCTCAAGGGGCGTTGGTGACCCAGTAATGGCTTACAGAGGCGCCGGCATGAAGAAGCTGGACGAGGCCGCGCAGAAAAACGAAGACGCCAAGCTTGCGTTTAAGATCGGCGAGTATAAGAACAAGAACGACCCGCGCCTACCTAATACTGGACTGTTTGGCGTGAACGACTTTCGCCGCGCCCAAGGCATGGGCTACACAGACCCGCAAGGCATGCCGTGGAAGGCTGGCGTGTCAGAGACTATGCATCCGTTCATGGACGCCGAGACTGCCCTGCAAGTAGAACGAGCTAACGCTAAAGGATTAGGTGGCAGGACTGACTGGCAAGGCCCGCACATCCAGGAAGTGCCATGGGTTTACGGTAAGGCTCAGGACTTTTACGGCAGAGGCAGCCGATCCAAATCCGGCAAGTATTTTGGCGACGAGGCCGAAGGTATGAAGCAGGCCTTGATTGATGCAAACAATACCGCAAGAGATTATTTTTACAAGCACACATTGACTCCAACGGCAGAGGCCATTCCAGGCTCAGGCTTAGGCCACGTTGAAAGTGCATTGTCCATGACCCCGGAAGAGAAGCTTGCCTACTCCGCGCGAGGCAGGTTTGACGTTCCATACCCGTCCGCAGAATCCCCTGAGGCTGGCGCCGCAACTCGAGACGCCTTCTACTCAGCCCTTAACTTAAGACAAATGCCGGCACGCCAAGGCCAAGGCATGTGGATCAACCCGGCCAAGGAAGTAGAGAACAACCCGCTTCTAATGCCAAGAGTCTTAGTAGACTTCCCAACAGGCGGCGGTGGCATGGTCGCCCCGTCCACCCGCAAAGCCATTGACGTTATCGAACAGAACAGAGCATTGATGGACGCGCAACACGGCGGTGGTTATAACTTACCTAACACGCAAAAAGGCGTGACCGGCAAGAACGCATTGCTGATTGACTCAAGAAGCAGGAACCCATTTAGGTTAGATGACCCGTCAGCTGGCGTTATGCCAACGGCGGCCGAGCTCTCAGAGATGGATCGCATCATCAAGGCCAATACCAAGAAAGGCCAAGAGCCAGCGTTCGGCGTGACAGCGACAGAGCGCGGTGTGCTTATGTATCCATACGACAGCAACATGAACCCGAAGACAGCGTCGTCCTTTATTAAGAAGGTTCAAGGCGCCTTGACCCAGGCCTACCCAGGCGAGGCACAGAAGGCATTGGCCACCGCAAACTACGTCCCTGGCGTAGGTAAGCGTAGCGACAAAGGCCCTGTTACAACCGCGCCGTATTCTGGCGAGGCGACCAGCGACCTGCTATCGGCATACTCAGGGATTCCCCAGCACGTTGCCACTAACGTAGGCGAGTCCGAAGCGGTAAGGCGTCAGATCCGCGAGAAGATGTTACGCGACGAAGAAATTGGCGGTGCACGCGGTGACATACAAGAGACGCGCCGATTCTTCAGCGAGGCCGACTGGCCAAAGGCTGTAGAGATGATCCGTCAAGGCATGGCCCCGGCTGCCGCTATTGCAGCACTAGGTTACAACGCAGCTTCTATGGCGCAGGAAAAACCGTGATTACAATAGCCCTCGAGCTTTCGCGTAGAACCGAGCGCCTTTACTGGCCATCTCCCGCCACGCGAGCTCTTCATCAGAGAACCCTCGGCGCTTGGGTTTCTTGGCCTCAACCTGCGCAACAAGCTCTTCAATTATCTCGGCGCATTCGTCAAAGTAACTCCCAGGCTCAACGGCCTGTAAAAATTCAATCGCTTTATCATACTTGTCCATTGCCGCTCTCCATGCGTGTAAGTGGAAATTAAATTATAGCACAAGGATTAATATGGCAACAGAATTCCCGATAGATCCAGAATATGGTCGGTTCGTAGATGGCCAGCCTCAAGACCAGGTAGACGAGCAGGCTGCCCCTATAGACTTGGACGACTCCGAGCTGGAAGAGTTGCCAGACGGTTCCGTCGTCGTTCACATGGCCAACAAAGGCCCAATGGAGGACGAAGACTTCTACCAGAACTTGGCAGACAGTGACGACATTGACCGCCTAGAGGTGGACTCATTAGTCCTGCGCTACATTAACTTGGTCGAAAAAGACAAGAACGCCCGCAAGCAGCGCGACAAGCAATACGAGGAAGGTATTAAACGCACCGGTATGGGCAACGACGCCCCAGGTGGTGCTAACTTTAACGGCGCCTCTAAGGTTGTGCATCCGGTAATGGCCGAGACTTGTATTGACTTTGCTGCCCGAGCCATCAAGGAGATGTT